AGCTCCCCACCAATATACTGTTCCAAATCGATCCATACATCTAACTGATGGTTGGCGTCCTAAAGCTTCCAGAAACTCCATTTCTTTACCTTCTTTAATTTTCCAAGCTCCTAATTGTGATAAAAGTTGATATAATCTATCACACCCAGCATCGTTTTCATTAGCTGATACATACAAATTTTCAAATCTTTGTGGTTGTAATACAACTTCAATACCATCCTCGAATTTTACAAGGTAATCCATCCATGTTGAACCATCTGGACGATAGAGTTCTTGACATGTATGTGTTACATTGGATAAAACACGATTCAAATCTGTAGTATGATTAGTCATAAGATTTTCAATTTGTTGAAGAGTTGGAATTGTAACAGCTGGTGCTCGATTAAGACTATTATATTGTTCTACAATATCTTTTATTTCATTCAAATTAATAGTTTGAGTTTCTATTGTCGACGTTAATGGTCGTAACCTTACTTCGAATAATTCGCCTCCACTAACTCTACTAGGACCTGGTTGATCTTCAGGATCTGATCTCTCAACTATTTGTTCTTCAATTCTACGAATTTCAACTTTTTGCATTTCATATGTTTCCATATTTGTTATTAGTTGTTCTACAATCTTGAGAACAATATTATCAATATTCTTTTGAATACCAAATTTAAGATTACTATTCTTAGATGCTCCTTGAGCTTCAACAAATTCTGTCATTGTAGCTGTTCTAAAGATTATATGATTAAATTCAGGATCATATTCAGTTGGTTCTCTAATTTTCTCTGCTTCAATACAAATCGGAAATCTACGTTGAAGTGCTTTTATATCAAAAATTTTTGAACTCTTTTCTGGATACTGATTACAAGTTTGGATAACCAATAATGATTTAAAAGGTCGCCCTTTTTGATTATTATCAGACATATTCATACTTATAATACTAGAACCCATCCAAGAGAAATACATTTCATGATCTTTATTATCTTTAGCTTGCCATGCATCATCATGATAGACTATTTCCTGAGAGCTGTAATTACTATCATATTCATCTCTAGCGTTATAATTCCATGTTTGCCATGAAGCAATATCTGGACCAAATAATCGTGGTCCTTTTGGATGTAAAAGAAGAGCTCGTTTAATCTTAGGGACTAAACAAGCATTAACTAATGTTGTTTTACCTATTCCTGTGACACCTTTAATAGTGACACCTACTGGAGCAGGTCGGATACCATTAGTATTCTTAATTGCTTCATATTGTAAAATATTTTCTTTACATTCTTTAAGGATTACACCTGCATCAGTGACAATTTTATTATTATTTAATTTACTAGTTTCAATAATTCTTAAACTACGAGTAATATCTTCTACTTTTCTTAAATAATTTTCTACACGTAGAGCATTGGCTTGATGTAATAATGAACTACCATTAGCAACTAATAAATTTTTAAACCAATGACTATCTTCCTCAATTGAAACAATGCTTTTAGTAATATCCTCTAATTTATCATATATTGAATTTTTAGTAATGTTTAATTCATCAGTTACTTTAAGCACATGATCGAGTATTGTTTGAGAATTTTTCAAATTTTTTGCAAAATTATTCATATAACCTGTAGCATTAACATCTAAAATTTCAGCTCCAGCTAAAGTAGCTGCAGTTGCAATTGTAGGCATTATTTTGCGTAATTTATCTGAATCAATCGCAGTATTATTTATTAAATTAGGAGTTATTATTTCTTTAATTTTATTACCACTTAA